TTGCCTGAAAAAGCCATTACATTTTCCTTATATATTCGGCCAGCGTAGGATGACCAGCTTCTTTGATTGCATTATATACAGTAGTTCTGTCACTTTGAACAGCCTGTTTCATATAGACAACAAGCAGCTTCTCTATGCTATCACGGTACGCAATAGCCTGATCTCGTAACGCAGGGTGAGCATCTTCAGAAAAAGCAACGATCTTACCTACGCAACGGTGCGCTACTTCTTCAGGAGTAGATCCCCGATTGTTCGTTGTTTGAACATCAACTTTAAACTCTCCAAAAGACATATTATTCATGTTTTAGGTTTTCTCAAAGGTCCATAACGGTATTCATCAGAAGTTTCCTGTGCTTCACCCAAGTTTTTCAATCTAGAAAGACCTTCCATAAATCTTTCATTAAACATCTGCATCGTTTGCATTTCGCTTTTCATGTAAGTATAGGCTTCTAAAAGAGCACCATATAATAAAGTCATTTCTGCGTTTTCACTGAGCCATGTGGTTCCGCTTTCTTCTCCTACAGTTATACTTGAAGGCCGATAAAAATAACTCAACTCAGCTGTATATGAAGAATTTGGTGTAGGACCAATTAAAAAATTATCTACATCAAATTGAGCATAATACTTCGGTACACCCGTTGTAGTAGGAACAGGGGAATATGTCTGCACAAAATCTAAATCTTTAAATAACAAAAAAACTTTAGAACTACTTACCGAAATACTTAAAGAAAACGGTGCTAAAAAATCGCTAGGTGCTGTTAAAAACTGGTTACCAGAAGTCATAGTTCCTTCTGCATTTTTTTGAAACAAACTTAACTGAACATTTTTCAATATTCTTTCTTCAGCTATTCTTATAAAAATAGGTAAGTTAGCCACGAAGCTAGTCTCAGTGTTTTCTGTATAATCTTGTATTGCAGATTTTAATTGGGCGTATGTAAAACTCATGATGTTACAACCTGTACTGTTCCTATTGAAGTCACCGCTTGAGTAGATCTATTATTTATAAACGGAAACACGTTTTGGCCCACCAAAACAGTTAAGGCTTCTTTTTGATCAGGTCTAGGATCAAACAAGGCTTGAGGTTCTGAAATAGCAGGTATTGGATCTAATTGTGGGTGTTTTGTTTCAAAACAATCTGGACATGTTTTCAGGTTATTCCACTCCTTACGAAGATCGAAATAATCATATTGTTGACCACAGCGGTCACATAATGCTAACGCATATTTTCCTGAAGCATAAGAACTCATGATATAAACGAATAGTAATCTCTGCTAGGGGTTAAACTTAAACTCGCACGATCGCGATCTTCTGCGGCAGCGCGTTCGAACTCTTCTTCGTACACAGCTTTTAATATTTGAATTCTATCCGGCGCACGTTTCATACTCAAATAGTAAGCTAATCCCGCTGCTAAACAGGGATAAAATCTAAAAGGAACTTCTAAAGTATTTTGAGACGCATCTGCATCATCCATGCGGGTTAAACGATCAAAAACAAGAGTGTATTTACTTGAAGCATCTGGTAAAGGCCAAATTTTTAGTGAAGGGCTAATTAATCTATCTACATAAAATTGTGTAGGTCGGCCCTCTGTTAATTTAGAGGGAATACTTAAAAAAGCATCACGACTTACACGAGATATAGATATATCGCTTTGGTTAGAAGTTCCTGCATTTGTTCTCACAACCGCCGACAAAATATCAATAGTATCTGTACCGAGGCTATACGCCTCGGTACTTTTTATTAAGCTCACCGTAGTTTGAGCTATTGTCCAACGATTCAAGCCCCTATTAGCCCAATCAGCTAACATCAAATTTAACGAACGCTGCGCTGTTTTTAAGTCGTACCCTGTACGAACTTCTATACCACACCGTTCAAAAGCCTCTTCAATGTAATCAGCTACATCTAACTCAAAATCTGTAGAACCTGAAATCGTCATAGTTATTTCCTAGCTTTGCCGCCTCTAGCCATTCTTTTACGGGGACCACCTTTAGTTCCCATGCCGCCACCCATCATCTTTTTACGGGGGCCACCTTTAGTTCCCATGCCACCGCCCATCATCTTTTTACGAGTGCCTCCCTTAGGACTACCCCCTTTTAATTTTTTACGAGTCACAGCACCACCGTTTTTGAGTTTCATACCAAACATTTTGCTCATACGGTCTTTTGCTGCTTTGTTTTTCTCTGAAGGAGTAGATCCAGGCTTACCCTCCGCAGCCTCAACCATTTGATTCTGCCGTGCTAAAAGTACTCTTTTCCTTTTAGCCGCTTCTTCACGCTTTCTTTTCTTTTCAGCGTCTCCTCGTAAAACGGGTCTTTTAGAAGTTCTAGGGGCCATACTACTTTTCCTTTTCTGTGTAGATGTTGTCAAAAATTCTGTTGATATCTAAAGTATAGTCTAAGTCTGATTTAGAATAATGTATGTGTTGAGAAGGTTTAAAATCTGGTGCACCTTGACCAGTTTCAAACCATGCTGGATGTGTAACTCTTACTCTATTATTAGGTAAAGCTACAATATTACCCGTCCAAGAACCCGCCTGTAGAAGTTGCAATACATGCGCTTGTTTATGTTGTGCTGGATCGTCCGCTACGTCTGTATCTGTGTAATCTACCGTAAACAAGTATTTAGCGGGGTAAAACTCTCCATCTATTTTAGCCATCCACGGACATGGCGTAGCTCTATCAAGCACATAAACAGCATGTGTGTGCGAAGGACAATCCCAAGGCTGCACTTCATGCACTGCCATAGGTTCAGGCCATCCCTCACCTAATTCATCAGCTACTAGGGCGGTAATAGGCATTCGCGCCCACATCGCCCCGCCGTGGACATTGTCATACTCTTCTTCTGTAGACTCATGCCCTGTAAAAATTAATTGAAAACTTAAACATCTATTAGGCATCGTAGTTACGGCTATTGCCATAGCATGTAAAAACTCACCATGATACTGTTCATGATTGCAAGTATATTCTCTTCTCACCCAACAATTGAAATGAGGAATGTTACTTTGCAAATAAGGCATTATCCGTACGGACCTTTGACAACTTTTCCGCAAAACTTCTTTTTGTTAAACATCCCACCATTTTTTGCATTTTCTCGTTTAGGGAACCCTGCCTTCATGTTAGCATAGGCCGCAGGAGTAACTGTAGAGTTACTCACAGAACGAGAAGTTCCTGCTTTTTTTCGTTCATTCATATTATGATAAAGACCTTTAGGTTTCCCCATCTTACCCTCCACTTGTTTGCGTTCTTGCCCACGAGTAATAGTCATTAACATTTCCACCGTTTGCGAGCTTGTCTTAAACGGCTATTTGGGTTTTTAGCCGCTTTAGGAAACATCTTCATTTGCCCTGCCGAACGTGCACAGTAAGACTTACGCCTATTGGCTGCTTTACTGCCTTTTTTGACTTTTCCAGTAACTGCTGTTTTGAGTTTAGATCCTGGATTAGCTCTGTTGTGAGCACGAACACCCTCAGGAGTCATTCCCGCCCCTTTTTTAGTGGGGCGATAATGTTTTTTATTGCGCTTTATAGGTTTGTCACCAGACACGATTAAAATTCTTTTCGCATTTCAAGAATAATCGTATATGTATCTGCGCTAGTATGGCCGACTGTAGTAAACATAATATCTCCTGTTTTACCAGATCCAGAATTATTCGTCAAACCACCAAAGCCTGTATAATCTTGATTACCACTTTGGTTTTCACCCAGCTCAATACATAAAAGATTCGTAGTCGCATCCCATAAAATTTGCACCTTCATTCCAATGCACTGCCACCAAATGCGCTCTATTACGACACCCGTACAAGCATCTCCGTCAGAGTTATTAACTAACGCTGAAACATCGACCTTTTTTACCGCAGACTCACCTGAACCATCAGAGATATTAGTGAACTTTTGAATGACTCGTTTAGAACCATCAAAAAGCGTTTGTGTAGCTATAGCATCCGCCATATTACGCTCCTATTTATGCGATTTGCACATACTCAATGATGAACGTAAACGAACCCGCAGTTGTTGCATCTACTGTATTTGTTATGTTGCAGAAAATTGTGCGCTCAGCTGAAGTGTATTGAGCAGAAACGGGAGCCGTTGTTGCGCTTTGAGTA